CTGTCTAGACTCTTCTGTCTCTCCTATCTTTAAACAGAGTTCAGTTGGGTTAAGTAAATCATCAGCGAGTTTTCCGTCTGGTTGTCTAAGTCGTGCAGAGAGTTGATAAAAAGGTTTGACAGTAGGGAGGTTAAGATCTATGGGTATAGGATATTGCGCCATATAATGAAGGATGCCAGTGCTCTCGTCAGTGGTCCATTGTTCTTTTGGTATAACGGCGACTGCTCTGCCAGAGTCGCTTGATTCACCGCTCCACGATTTAATATTAAAATCTGGGAGTTCCACATGGAGTGTTGGTTCATTAAGACTTTGAAGCGGTTTTGTATCATCAGCAGTCTCGATCGCATTATCCGTTTGTCCTGACTGGAATGTATAACCGTGTTCGAGACCGAGCACCAGACTCATATTTGCGATATTTGGTGAGACTGAATATATTGAGATTTGATTAGGACCAGCACCAGAGGGAGGACCATTATGAATATCAGTTCCAGTTAATACTCCTAATTTATAAATCGCTGATAATGTTAATGGTGATGCTTCCACGCTTTGATCGAGTGATTCCTCGTGATGGACGCTCACCGAGGTTGGAGACTCTCCTGCCGTGATTCTTAAATCCTTGCCCTCTTGGGTTATGAGTTTAGTATCATATATTCCGCCAGTGACTAATTCATTAGCAGTAAATGGTGTACCCATATTAGTAAATATGACCCCGTGCAGAGGATAAAGGATCTCTCTAATAGTTGTATTAAAATCTGCTGCGAGAGAGGCGCTTGATGAATCTGCTGCTTTATCTCCTGTTTTTAAGAATGTTGCTTCTTCGATAAAGGTTCCGTCTCCCTGAGTATCGTGAGCACATGCCACTTCGATATTTCTATTTTTATCAATAGTCATAATTATCTTGACATGATCTTCACCGAAGGTAAATGATGACCAGTCGGTCGGCGCCTGAGGAAGTCCGCTCATGTCTTCTGGGTCGAGATCCACGAGAACAGTTTTAGCATCTTTCCACCCAGCAGTTGGATAATCTCTGCCTGCTTGTTTAATTAATTGATTTAGAGATATTTGAAGTTCGCCTGCGGTCTCATCTGTTTTATCAGCGTATATTTGAATCTGGCAGTCATAACCATCATCAGCGTTTGAATAGACCTCGTTGGGATTGGCGAAGTTCCCAGTTGTTAATTGAGTTCTGGTATATCCCATATAAGTTTTTGGATAAGTCCCTACCGTGGTGAATTGGAATCCTCCTCCTGCTTGTGTCTCTAACTCCATAATACCTCCTGCCGATCCGTCGCCGAGTTTTGATTGACTCATTCTATGATAAGCAGGAGCAGGAGTATTTCCGTTTAATATAAATGTGCCTACATTCCAGTTGGCAGGATCCGCTGCAGAGAGTGTCCCGTTAGATCCCATACCGAGTTGCCCTACATGATCAGTGACAGCGTATCGAGTAAATGATTTTCTTTCGGTAGTTAATACTTTAATTTTAGCATCTCCGTTTCCTGATCCAGCGAGAGTTAAAATATCATTTATAGCGTATCCTGTTCCTTTATCAGTTAAAGTAATAGCGGTGACGCTTCCGCCTGTTCCTATCGTATCCACTCTATAAGTGGCATCTGCTCCACCTCCTCCTGTTAGAGCACCTGTATCGCCTACGCTATATCCTGTCCCGTCATTTCCAGTTTCCACGGTCTGGACTTTTGCTGTTGATAATCCATCTCCGCTTCCAGTGGTTGGGGTGAATTTGACATCATCATTAACAGCATAACCATGACCGCCTGAATCGATCGTGACGCCAGTGACACCGCCTCCTCCTGAGACAGATTGGACGGTATAAGTAGCACCGACTCCACTGCCTGATGTTGCCACTATTGTTCCAGTATCTCCTACGGCATAACCTGTTCCAGCATTAAAAGTGTGTAGAGCAGTTATAACACCGAGAGTGCCTTGAAGATCGAATGTGGCGATTGCGCCGAGGGCACCAGAATAATCTGTCACTTTATATAACCACCCATTCGCCAGAGGTGTTCCTGTTGCTGCCTCGAAGTCTGCTCTTATATCGAATCCGTTTGTTTGATTCCAGTTAAGTATTTTATTTTCTTGACTGGTTAATGTTGTAATAGCATTCATCACTTGGACTGGTTTAATAATAACCTCCTGAGTGCCTCCGTTAGAAAAGATGCCACGATCAGTTCTAAATCCAGTGCCTGATCCGTTATGATAAGTTTGACCCATTGCCATAGGAGTATTAAATCTTATAGTAGAGGTGTGCGCTGCAGGATCCTTTAATATTGTAAAACCTCCACCTCCATAATTTTGAGTATAAGTGATCTCATCTCCATTAGCAGATGGTGTAGCATTCTGTCCATAATTAATGGTGAATTTAGCGAAGTTGTCGCTGGTCTCTGCTGTGAAGGTACAGGTCCATGTTCCTTCATAAACTCCTAGGAGAGTGGAAGCATTTAATTGCTCTTGGATATGCCTGGCGAGATCTGCTCCGTTATAAGATCCTGGAACCAGAGTGACGACATGCTGAGAATAAGTTGGAGTCCCAGTTTCGCTGGATGCTCCTGCGCCGATTCGCCAGATAAGAGTATCATTCTGTCCTTGGATTATCTCATATTTTTGGAGTTTAATAATACTCATCGAGACTAATTCGATAGTGTTTCCTGGACCGAGCACGATTCCATCCTTAAAGTGGTTGGTGAAGTTTGCTGCTGATTGCGAGACATTTGCCCCGTTGTCTTGCTGCGAAGATCGAAGTGTTATTAACGACATATTTTATATATACAGATATTTTTTTTTATAGAAAATTAATTTAATTATTTTCTATAATATAATTATAATAAAATGCCAGACTATGACATTAAAAATTATGACTTAAATGACCTTGAAAAACAGGGTGCGGTGTTTATGAAGTTTGATAAAAAGGTGGAGAACCTTTATAAAAAGGAGCAGAACCCAGTTGTTAAACCAGAGCAGGTGTTTATGGGTTATAAAAAACCTTCTAAAAATAAAGATAAAAAACACTAAATTATTTTATAGTGTTATAATAAAAGATATGGCAGATAAAGAATTAACACAGATGTTCGGTCGGGTTGGATCGAAAGCGAGGATTCGTTCCGCCTTATATAGATATTTCCCGAAGGAGTTTTCCACTTATGTAGAACCATTTATCGGTGCAGGATCAGTTATGCTGGGTTATAAGTTTAAACCTGGCACTAAAATAGTCATTAATGATAAAGATAAAAAATTAATATCGATATGGAGGATTTTAAAAAAAGGTCCATCTGGCGATATTAATAAATATAACACGACAGATATACCTACTTTAACTCGCATAAGAGATAAAAAGGGAGGCAGTGATCTTGATAAACTCGCTGCCTTCGTTGTTAATACTCGTAATACATTTAATAATTTGGGGAAGGGTAAAGTTTATCGTGCGATTAATCCTTATCCTAAATTAAAAAAATTGGAGGAGTTTAAAGAAAAATTAAAAAATGTCACGATCTTAAATGAGGGTTATGAATCTGTTATAACAAAATATAACAGACCTGGAACCTTTTTTTATTTAGATCCTCCATATGAAAAATCTAAAAGTTTATATGATCATGGAGAGTTTAATTTTGAAAAACTCGCCAGTAAATTAAAAACAATAAAAGGTAAATTCATGCTGTCGCTTAACGACTCTAAGGAGATTAGAGATTTATTTAAAGGATTTAAGCAGCGCCGTATAACCGTGAGGTCTCAGTCTAATGCTGACTCGGGACCTGGCGTGCAGGATCGTAAAGAGTTAATAATCACTAATTATTGATTAATCAGTTTATTAATTATACTAATTAAAAAAATTAATTATTATAATTTATTTATAAATCGAGACTATCGACTGTCTCGTTAAAGGATTTTAATGTTTTAATATTTCCCTTAATAAGTCTTATAATATTAAGAGATTTTTTATATTCCTTGCGGTGATTTTTGACGAGTCTGTCTCTTAAAATCTCGTGCTCATAACCGATTTTAAAATCGAGATCGCCTTTTGGGATAAGAGGATCTTTATAAATCATGAGGTCTCGCTGATCGTATAATTTATCTGCTGAGATGCTATATTGATTTAATTTTTTCCCGCCGATATTTTCTCTTTTAGTTAATACCATCTCGCCGCCGAACATTTTTCGATAAATCCCGCAGATCCATTTAGTTTGCTGATAAGCGATGGTGAGATCGGGTTGCTCGCCTCTGTCTCGCCATAATGCTTTATACTCTTTCCATAACTCGTCTGCTTTTGTTTTGTTTATTTTTTTCGATGGTTTGATAATTGTTTTATCCTCTATGCCTAACTCGTTAAAGACTTTTAAGAGATATTTATATTTATTTTTATTTGACCTGACCTTATTAACGATAAACTCCTCTCCGTTTTTGATGTCGTCTTGCCATTCATATTCTCCTTTAAAGAAGAAGGTTGCCCGATTAAAATATTTATTTAACTCCTGAGTCTTAATAAATAAATCTTTATTTTCTGTCATAATTTCTTTGGGCAGATCGAGATATTTATTAATCTTATCGTGCACGGGGTCGTCAGGGTTAAAGAATAATTCTTTATCCTCTTGGTGCTTTTTCTCGACCTCTAATAATTCGCTTTGAGATGTTTGGATCGCTTTTATCTCCTCGATAAAACCTTTTTCGAGTCCTCCTGTCCTAAAATGAGCGTATTTATTAGTGGAGTAGCAGTCCTCTTCATATTCTAAATCTATTAACATCTCCTCGTATAATCCAGACTCCTCCTCGGTTAATAACTCGTTAAAATCTCTGGTATATTCTTTTAATTTTTTATATTCCTCCTTGACATCGACGATTGATCCATAAACCTCGTCATTAAACTTCTTTTTATAAAAGATATAAACTAACTCGACGATGTTGCGACATCTTGCGACTTGCTGCAGCATTGCTCTTGGGTTAATCGTGTGCTCTTTATAATGAGCATAAACTGGTCTCTCTCTTATCGAGTCTAGACCATAGATAATTTTAGGACTAAAAACGACGATGTCATAATTATCTAATTTAACATACTCGTCGGTGTCGCTTGTTATAAGAGCATAAGTCTTACCATCAGCGTCTTTATAAAGTTGGTATTGGATCTTGTTAATTTTCTTCTTTTCTCCGTCTGGGTCCTCGCTTGTGATCTCACTATCTTCTTTATTAATTGGTTTCGCATGTTTCCTTTTTACTATCTCTTTAAAAACGATTTCTGCGTCTGTTTTTGAGTCGCAGCAGACTAACTTATCCTCGACCTTCATAAGGTTATTGATAAAATCATTATAGTTATAAACCTCTCTCATCTTAATCCCCTGGTTATGTTTATAACTATTCTCTATAATCGAGATTTGCCTGTCTAGACCGTTAATAAACTTCATTCTATTACTATGGATGTCTGCATCGACTGCGACGACTTGGTCGCATTCTTTTATTAATCTCCTTAAAACTTTCCATGAGTAGGTCCTCTTATTATTAAGAGTTGGGGATTTAATTAAATGTTTTATTAATGAGTCATACTCGTCTAAAAATACAACATAATTACTAAAATCTAAATCGGTGATTCTTTTAATAGACTCGATCGTGACGACGACGCTGTCTCCTGTTTTAAACCACCATCTATCTTGGGCGATATGATAATTATGTATATTAATCCCGATCTCTTGAAAATCGTGATAATGAGAGTCAGCGAGCGAGACTCGACTGACGATTGAGATGACTGGTTTATTAGTGTTATAAATATATTTTTTTAATAGAGTCGTTTTTCCTGTTGCGGTGTCGCTCCTAATAAATACATCTTTATATTTATCGAGTTTGACATAATCGTCCTCGAATCCTTCGTCCTCCATCTTGCCGAGTTTTTTACGAGATATAGTCTCATAATTAAAACCTAATTTTTTTAACTCGTTATGAGGGATCGGTTTATATTTAATATAATCTAATAATGTTCTGTCGCCTGTTGCGTGCAGCATCCAATTAACGATATTAAGATTATTATGCCCTGTTATGCCGTTCCAGATCTTATCGTTTTTATATTTATTATAACCCTTATGTTTTTTACATTCTGCGTCCCAGACATCCTTGCGATTTAACGCTTTAAATGCTGTTGTTAATTTAAACCATTCATTAAAATCGGTCCATAATTCTTTTGGGAGTTTGTTAATAATCTCGATAAGTTTTTCGTCATTAATGTTATAATTATATTGGTTCCCCTCTTGATCGCCAGCATTAATAATGCTTTGATTTTTAGGTGCTCCTGTTGGTCTTTTGCGACCGCTCATCGAGGGTTGCTGATATTTGTTTAACCAGGCGATGAGATCGTCGGGGATTTCTCTTAACTCGTTATGAGTATCTCTCCATATTTCTCTATAATATCCTATCTTGCCGACCTCGTCCTCTGGCGCTTTTCCTTTTTCCTTAATCATTTTAGATCCTGGACCGACTCCATATCCGCCGTCGCTTTTAATATCGATATTAACGGCGCCATTATCTCTTGTCCTGATTTTATCAGTCCATTTAAACCAGAGGTGCCATCCGTTATGACCTGTCCTGACGGTTATAGTTTTGAGATTATATAAATAATCCTCGATCTCATCTCGTGCAGCGAGTTCATAAAATGGGTGATCCTCTTGCCATTTATAAATATCGAGATCTAATAAGATGACTCCGTTTTTTTTGCCGCATGGCAGTCCCCAGTTAAGATGGTCGTGATAAGTCCCGCCATGACTGTAAAAATCCTTATGAGCGGTTGTTTTAAGATTAGACCAGTTAGATCTTTTCCATTCTGCGCTCGGGAACTTACTGGTACCATTTTGGAGTTTAAACTTTGTCATGTTATTAAATATCGGGTTAATCATTTTATAATCTAAATTGTTTAAACTATTTATTTTATTTTTAGACTCTTTTTTGAGATCGCTTGTCATATTATCTGCTGATATTTGTTTAGATAAATCTACATCAATTTTTTTCTTAATCATTCTATTTTATATTATGATTAGATATTATTTTATGTTTAAATCATTTTTTTAAACAATTTATTTTATATTTTATTTAAAGGACATAAGTGGCATAATCTTTCTTATATGAGTATATGCCACTCTTGTCCTCCTTAATAAAAATTATTTAATTTTATCGATAATTAAATAATTTAATTAAATTAAATTAAAAAAAATAAAAAGATATATTAAATCTTATCATGTAAATCCTTATCTGCTGTTTTTGTTGTCCTTCCTCCCATAATAAAAGAATATACACGGGCATATGCCCATCTCTCTTTTCCCATTTTTTTTGCTCTATCTTTGACTAAATAGTCTTTTTTACCGCTTTTAAGTCTTACACTCTCTATGTTATTTTTCCAGGCGCCGATCCCTCGGTTATAGACCTGCTGCAGGATTTGTTTTTTTATTTTTGTTTTTTTAGATAAATCGTCTAGGGAATGGGATTCGTCTTTTTTAAATCCATATTTCTTATTATATTTTTCCTTATAACTACTCATTTTATTAATATTAATTAATAAATTATTTTTTGGTATTTGATGACTTTATTACCCTCATGATCTTCATTAACAATATTGAAGACGGGCAGTGGTTCTTCTAATTTTTCGATCGTTATACCCTTATGATCTTTTCTCTTATCTGGTGAATGAATCATAAAATACACGGCAGTCCGTTTTAAGTCATAATCATCTTGAATCTCTTTTTGAGAGACATAATATTTTGTGGAGTCTCCACTTACGACTTTATATTTATAGTCGCTTACATTCGAACATCCTGATTTTCGTGGCATTATATATTTTATATAGATAATTATTTAAACCATTTATTTTTTAAATGGTTTAATAATAAATATAAACTAAATCTATACTTTAAGCAGTGACGAGGACCTGTCCTCCCTTAATAGTCATGAGACGCTCGACAGATGAAAAGTATTTAACCTCTCTGCCGCCGAAGTCGGTGTTAGTATTAGTGAGAGTGTGAAGCATTTGAACTGGTTTCTGTCCTACTTCCATACCGACACCAGGAGCGTTAAGAGGCGAGATTGAGAGATCAACACCGAGATAATGCTGAGATCCTAAAAGATCAGTCTGTGGGTGTCCCTCTACGGTTGTTGCAGCGAATGGTTGGTTAGTGACAGTGTGATCTGCTGATGCTTTATCAGTGGCGACATCGAGTGAGTATTCAGCATTTGCGACACTAATATCGGTACCGAAGATCTGTCCTAATTCATGAGACTTGCGAGTCTCGCTCTCGACTTCACGAGGGAATAATTGCTTATCATTAATCCTAACATTAAAAGAATCACTAATGGCATAAGCATCACTGGCATATTGTCCTAGGAGACCATTTGTTCCTGCTTTCTTCATATGCGCCATAATCGCTCTAACAGTCATGCCTGATAAACCGAGATCTCTAACAACCTTAGACACAGCAGGACTGCCTGCAGCGGGTTGGGCGGTTGCTGGGAAGTTAGTGGCAGTTAAGACAATATCTTCATAAGGGATTGGGAGTCCAGCATCGCTCATAACTCTCTTGGCAGTATCGTCCATTCTTGAATCATCATAAGTTAAATAATCAGCGAGGAACTTAACATTCTGGGTGCTTACGGCGATTGCTTTTTGCGCCTCGGTCACTGTGGTTTCGAATGAGCAGATGCGTCCTTCCTGGGCGTTGCTTGCTCCTTGACTCTGGAATGAGAGTTCAATAGAGCATGGTTCCTGGATAAGATAAAGAGGGAGTGAGACCTCACGCATGGCAGGGAATAGTTCGCTGAGTTTAATAGTGAACACTGGAGTTTGACTGTCGCTCGCTTTAATAGCATACTGAGGGAGAACTGATGCAGCGGTTCCGTTAGAGTTATAAGCGACATCCCTGAGTTGGAGAAGACCAGTTTGTGCCTGGTTAGGACAGACAACATCGACGGTGCCTACCTTAACCATATCCTTCTGGGACTTTTCCTCGGCAGTCTTAAATTGACGCCTTATAGTTTGATATGTTCCATATTCATCTGTAATTGCTACAACCTTGGAACCGATCCTTAAAACTGCTCTGCGAATAAGAGCGTGAATCCCAGTCTTAATAGGGAGGAATGCTTTACCGCTCGCTGCAGGATCACAGGTCACGGCGAGTTGGACTACTGATCCCATATCGAGAATGCCTTTACGCTCTAACACGAATCGAGCGAATTGCTGATTAATAACGATAGGATCGAGTACATTAGTCTCTATATTCATTGTGGAGACCGTGGACATAGTTGTCGGTTTAAGTGCTTCGGGAATTGTACTTGCCATTTTATAATAAGTATATATTTTTTTTTCTAAAAAATTAATTTAATTATCGTATTAAATTAAATTAATATCTCTAAAATAAAAAAAATTAAATAGTTTTTATGTCTGGACCATGATTCCGTTAGGACTATATGTGAGAGTATTTTTCGCCACCACATAAGTATAAACAGAATTAGGAGAGGCACCATCTAAATCACTCTCGATTCTTAATCCATAATTAGTGTTCTTAAAATCAACACCGACACGGGTGAGAGGATCAAAATTGACACCTGCACCGAATACTGGTTTAGGATCGCTTAATGTGCTTGCGGGTGCTGGGATCTTAGTGAGATCGAATCCAATTTGGTCTGGAACCTGATTCTGGGTCTGGAGAGACATAAGTGAATGATTAGCGCTTGGAAGAGGTTTAATACTATCGATAAACTTGGTCTCCAATGCTGTCTGGGGTCTTGCTTCTGCTGCCTCTTCTTCAACCTCGACAGAATAATCGAGAGGGAACTTTGTTCCGCCTCTAATAAAGGTGACTCTCTTAATAGCAGCGTCGCTGTCATAAGCACCTCCGTTAGAGTTTTTAAGACGATCAGTGGCGAATCCGTCTTCAGCATAATTGTTAATAAAAGTTGTTGGAATAAAGGAATGGAATACACTTAAAGTATTAGCAGTTCCTAAATTATAATTTTGTGTCTGGTCACTGCTATTAAGGACACCATATAACTGAGAGATGGAGTTATACACGAACTGACCTGTTGCTGGGGTGCTCATCTGGGTGCGTCCAGTCTCATCAGGAACTAAAAGATCATAAGTGATGGTGAGGTCCTGTAATTCATAAAAAGCACCTGTGGCGATTGGAGTGAATAACTGTTTAGTCTCAGCGCCTGCAGCATCGAAAGTGGAATAACCACTAATAACATGAGAGTCTGGTGCGAGTTCGAGATTAATAAGCATTCCTCTTAATCCGTTATTGCCGAGAGGGATTGGTTGTCCTGAGTTAAGAAGACCAGTTCTTAAAGGAATAGTGAAGTGGACATCCTCATTAACTGAGTGAGCGCCTACAAAAGATCTGGAAGATGATGCTGGATTGCCCTGAGTTAAAACTGTATCGAGATCACTTTGAGAATGAGTGACTGGGACTACTGAGGATAAATAACGACCATAAGATCTAACTACTTCGAGTGTCTGGTTATTTTGGGTGGCGAGAGTAATTTGCTGGAAGACTGATGGAATACCGACACGAGAGTTAAGAGCGATGCCGTTAGAAGCAGCGGCGCCACCTGCAGCATTTGTTGGTTTGCCACCTCCTGGTTTTTGAAGTCTAAAAATACCGTTTAATCTTAAAGACTTGGCATTGAGGAGTTTGTCCTGATTTGCGATCTGGAATTGAATAATAGGGAATCCACCCTTAAAACTATAAACACCGTTCGCTGGAGGATTGAGCGGGAAGATTTCTGCCTTTTCGACTGATACTATGTTCATTTTATAATAAGTATATATTTTTTTTTCTAAAAAATTAATTTAATTTTCGTATTAAATTAATTTATGAAAATACTAAATAAAAAAAATTAATATGCCATGACTCTACCCTGAGCGATTTGGAGACGCCTTATATGGCAGACATAATGATTAAATAGTTTTTGTTTAGTTGCTCCGCTATATTCTACCCTTAATGAGAGATCACGACTGTTAAGATCAGCGACCTGTCCATATTTAGAGAAGGCACGACCGATTAAAAACTTTTCGGGAACACGCTGAATATCTCTAACACCATAACCACAGTTCACGAGTGATTTTTCTAACTCTATAAGATGGAGAGCATCGATTCTTGAAGGCACCTCTGTATATTTATCGAGAGCGATTGGACGATCTGGGATAAGATGTCCTCCTAGAACATATTGATAATTCTGGCATCCATCAATAACACCTCCTAGGGAATCTTCCTCTATTCTTAATTGTTCTTCCTGGGCGAGAGGAACGCTTAAAACAGAGTACGCCCTCATGGCAGTTGCTGGGATTAACTGGTTAGTTAATCCGTTAGTCGCTGTTAAATTGACTCTATAAGTGCTATAAGTTTTAAAATCGAATGCGAGACCTTTGCTTGATGCCATTTGATCCATCATTGCCTTAACATAACCCTCAGGAGGAGAGACGACACCGAGAATCCACTGGATGTCTTCAATAGTATAACTGACTGAGACCTGAGCGGCAGCGATCGATGCAGCGGGCACATCACTTGGAGTATAACCACTTACACGCTCAGCAGAGAGAACATAAATGGGTGCGTCTTCTGCGTGCGCCTTAGTGAGAGCAGCACCGATGGCACGATCAGGGCAGACTGTGATTTGTAAATCATCATCACCATCTTTATCGAATCCTGTAATAACACCGAGAGATTCTTTATCAGTACCGACATTGGCATAAAGACGATCGCCTATACTAAATGGATTATTATTAAATGGAGCAGCGCTTCTATAAACACCACGACCAGTTGGTGAATCCTCGGGTCTCTTAACTGCGACATTGAATGTGGATCCTATGGCAGTTTTACTATGATCGCCTACTGCGAGTGCTGCTTTAAGAGCGAGAGCAGATGTATTAACGAGATCTCCGCTCTGGACCCCGAGATCTCCGCTCTGGAATGTTAAAGATCGTTGGAGTGAATCGAGAGTCATTTGAAGACGAAGACCCTGAGTGGCGACGAGTGGGAATACCTTATCACTGGATAAAATACCTGAATAAAGTGGTTGCTCGATTTGGAGAGTTTTTGCTTCGAGTTCAGCAGTGACAGGAGCGCTCATCCAGTCTCCGCCTCTACCATAATAAAGAGACTCACCTACAGCAGGAGAATCGCTTTTACCTTCGAACATTGTTCGTCTAGAAGAGATTGAGTGGTTTTGAGTATATCCCCACCACTGACTGGTTAAAACATCATAATCCTGGACTTCTTCAATAGTTGCCTGACCAGTTCCGTCTTGGATTCTAAAATCACGCCATAAACTATGGACCCCTGCTCGTGCAGAAGGTTGGGGACGACCTCGTCCTCTCATGCTTAATTTGTATTGTAATTTACATTCCTTGGGATCAATAAATCCTAAATACTGAGGGAGAAGGAATCTCACCTGAGTTTGAGTTAGTGGGTCGTAATCGACCTGTGCCTCGGGTTTAACCTCGACAGACTTGGTTGGTATAAAAGCGCCTTGACCTTGTTGCTTAAACATCCTTTTTATATATTTATAATATATTTTTTTTTTAAAACTTTTACATAATTTTAAAAAAAATTGTTAGAGTAAAAAATAAAAAATTAAATCGTTTAATTTTATCGATAATTAATTAAAACCGTAATTATAGAAAGAGTTAGAGATAAAATAAGATTGTTTATCGCTTGGTTCCTCGGCGTTGCGCTCATCGACCGTTTTAAACTCTCCGTTCATCCACTCGAACTGAGAGATATAGTTTTGCATGATCTCGGCGGTTGGTGAGGCGATCCCTTTATTTTTATATAAAATATCACTTTGGAGGTGAGCGGGGAGCGCCTTAATAAGACCGACGATCTCTAAAAGATTATTATTATTAGTCATACTTATATTTTATTATAGTTTTTCTTTTAAGCGTTTTATTTTATAAACTAATTAATTTAACTTAAAAACCGACTTACTTATCGACGAGGACTTTAACCGTCTTATCCTTATAAACCTTAACTCTTATCGTCTTAATTATATCTATTTTTAAGAGTCGCTCGATCTCCTCCTCGACTCGCCACCAATAATCGGGTAAATCGATCTCGTTAGTTTTTTTATTAATAACCTCGTTAAAGTTAAAGATGACTCGTGCGGGCATTCGTGTTTTCGTTGTTAAAGTTATAAATCTTTTATCGTGTAAAATCATTTCAATTTTTTGCACGGCATACTCATTTCTCGGTTAGTCTATTTCTTGGATCCCATCATGTTAATTGCGAGTTGGATTCTTTTTTTTAATAGTTTAGTCATTTTAAAATCTTTACCTTGGAACTTAAAAGCGTCGCCCTCTTTAACTTTATCTAATTTTTTTAACTCACCGATCTTGAACTTATAATCTTTTTTAACTTTTAATTGTTTGCGTAGTCCGTCTTCTTTTATGTCATCTTTGACTTCATCGAATAAACCTTTTGATTTAGCAGGTGCCTTTTTTTTAGAAGAATACATTTTAATATATAATAATAATTAGATTTTATTATTATTCAATAAGTATTAGAAAAAGAATAAAACTGGACATAAGTGGCATATACTCTTTATAATATGATATTGCCACTCTTGTCCTAAAAAGCACTATTTGATGCTGGGGTGTCAGTCACTGAATCGAATGATGGCACGACCATTTCTCCCTTCTGCGAGACACTATTAGTTGGAGCAGGTGGAGGTTTTGGTTTATCGTGATGGTGGAATAATTCATAAAGACCTATACCGATTGCGGCGAGACCCCCTAGGACGGGGACCGCTTCGGCAGCGACTCCTGCTGCAGCGAGTATCCCAGCGGTTGCGTCGGCACCTCCTTCTGTCACGGCGAGATCGGTTCCCGTTTCTACTGCTGCCTCTTCACCCGCTCCTGCGAGTTCTCCGCCTTGGGTTGCTGGACCTTGTCCTACATCCACATCGAGGTCTGGTTCAGGACCAGAAGGTGGTGATGGATCTTCGGGAGCAGGTGCTCTTATATCTCCTTCTGCTCCTGGTTGTTCTCCTAGTTCTTCATCACCGAACTCTTCTTCGTCTGGTGCCATTTGAGGCGGTTTTGCTGCTCCTTCTTGTCCTCCACTAAATGTTTCGAGAGGGACTGATCCACCTGTCCCAGAGTCTTCTACTCCTCCTCCTAGGAATTGACGAGCGAGAGTTCGCCCACCATCTTCACCGAGATCCTCGGCGCCTTCTTCTGCAGCGCCTCCTGCGCCATCTCCTGCTCCTGATCCACTTGCGGGGTCATCTGGATCCACTCCTGAGGTACCTGCTTCACCAGATTCACCATCTCCTTCTCCGTCGCCATCCTCATCTCCATCATTCTTTTTGCCATATTTGGCACGCCATGCTTTAACACCTGCGCCGATGCCCTTAACACCAGCATAAACTCCCTCTACGGTTCCTCCTGCTTCCATTAAAGCACGCCCTTGTTCCTTGATGTCTGCGACTTTATCCTTCCAGTCATCATAAAAGTTTGCGTCATAATTATCTAAATATGACTGCGCTGTATTTAAATTGCCGCCATAACTGCTGACTGCGTTATAATAACTTTGAAGACCACTCATTTTATAATTAGTATATATTTTAATTTATAAAAATTAAATTAAAATATTTATAAATCTTTCTCCTCTGCCTTTCTGCCCTTTCGCATTCTTTTTGCTGGTGCCTTGCCAGTTTTAGGGGCAGAATCCTTCTTGCTTCCTCCTTTCGCTTTTTCCTTCTCCCATGCCATTTTGAGTCCTTTATCTTTGAGTGCTTCGTTATACTTCATCTTATTTTTGCTCGCATAACTCTTAACAAAAGTGATCCACGCTGATGCCATTTTATATTATAGAGATATATTATTTTTTATAATTATTTATTTAATTTTTTTTATATAATTCCTGAGTATTGGTGGAGTGTCCCATTTTCTCACCGAGTTCTGCTTTTTCTTTTAAAGATGGTCCTGTCATAAATTCACTAATATAAATGTGTCTTAATAAGTTGGCAGTGATCTTCTTGCCTGTTGGTTCGAAGACTTTGGTGATATATTTAGATAATCCATTGGGAGATAAGGGTTCTCCCTTGCTGTTTAATAATAAATATTTATTATCGTGAAGTCTTAAATATAGATTTAAAACTGAGTTCAATTTGGATCCTACATCTAATTTATTAATCCCATATGTCTTTTTTGTTTTATATTCACCGAAACTAAAAAACTTTTTATTGCGACTGGCATTCACTAAATAATTTTTTGACTCTAAATCGGCATCTGGTAGTTTGTTATATTCTTTTAATGATATAACTTCGAGAGGTGTATAATCGAGTCTAATAGGAGGATTATTATTATCTATAACATAAAGGGATCCCACTAACCATTTCTGCAGCAGGTCTTTTTCTTTTTTAGATAAGTCATCAGGATTCTTTTTAAAGATCTCTCTGTCTGTTAATTGTTTTTTATAATCACTAACTACTTTTTTTAATGCTTTCATCGAGGTCCAGTTCTTATCCTGACTCTCGCTTTTAGATTGTTCCTTGGCGAGTTCGTTAGATTCTTTTATATTATCCATCATTATCTCTCGGTATTTTTCTAATGCCTTCTCATATTTCTTCTCTTTAAGAGCGTCGAGCGCCACGACGATTGATGCCAGATATGTCTTCTGGGTTGATAATTTTAAATCTGCCAGGGCATCGATCACTTTATCTGTTTTAGTTAAAAAATCTAAATCTTTTATTGGTTCATCATTAAACATCTTTTTATGAAGTTTATTGAGATTGAATAAATAAGTTTTTAAAGTTGATGGTCTTAGATTGCGACCTTTTAAAATCTGCTCTTGTAATTTCTCCATTTTATTATATTATATATTTAGATATTTTTATTTTAGTTTTAAACATTAAACTAAAAATAATTATTCCCGATCTGGACAGAAGTGGCATTAACATATTATAGAGAGTATATGCCACTCTTGTCCTAGACCCATGGATCCTTAATAGATAAACGACAGACATATTTGGATATGTCGCTTAATTGATATGGGTTAAAGTTGGACTCACTAATATATTTTTTAACAAAATCTAAGCGTGTCGATTTATTAAATGCTGGTGTCTCATTAGATAAATTAATAAAACTTAATAACTGATCGCATTTATATACATCATAATCATCATCATATTTAATCTCCATATCTTTCATAATATCATAAATAATCGAGAATGGAGGATCATTGATTAAACCCTGACAGAGACTTTTTATAACCTCCTCTGCAGAGCGCTTGCCACGATTTTTAGAATCTAATAACCGAGGATAAATGCCATTAGGTTTTTTAATAATATGTCCTGACTCTAATTTAACTCGGTATTTATCCTTAATCGCTTTAAAGTTCATAAGTATAACACTATCGCTTTTAGTTTGTGGATAAAACATAATCACTATATTTTATATAGTAGATATTTATTTATACTAAAAAACCTAAATATGCTTAATGAGTTAATCATTATAAAAAATAAAATGAGTAATCTTTATGATCTCCTCATCGAGCACTTTGGTTTTAAAGAAGAGTGGCGCACCTTTTATGATAATGATTATCACCTTAAATTAGAGAGGGCAGATGCCGATAATGACTTTATCTGGGTCGAGTCAGTTATTAACGAGGCAGAGGATTATTTTATCGCTCATGCACGATCAGTTATTTTTCCTATGAATAACTGGTGGGAGTGGTATAATAATAACGCACTCTATAAACCCGAAGATTTAGGAATGTAAGAGCATAAAACTAAATAGATAATAAAACTAAATAAAACTAAATAGAAAATAAAACCAGAATATAACTAAAACCTATATAAAACTAACATAAAAAATATTTTTTATGTTAATATCGAGCATAAATATTAAGCATAAATCTAATATATAGATAAATCGAGCATAAATCTAATATAATCACTATATTTTTTATAGTGATTATTGACGCATTTTTTTATAAGTCCTTTAAGCATCTTTATCTTGCTCTCTCTTTTCTTTTTTTGGAGGAGGAAGCATGGGAGGGACAGGCATTATCTGCGGTTTTTGTATTTTATAGATCACAGATGAGTTGCCGTCAATTGGTGCCGCTCGTCCATCTGGTAGTCTAATGTCTGTCGTTATAGATGTTATAACATAATCTGTATCTGCGGTATAGTTCCAGTTAGTCGTGAAGGAATAGAAAAAATCACCCTCCGCATAGTTTCGAGTGATGTAGGCGATCGCATTTAATTTTTCGTGTCCATTTGGTCCTCCATAATATGAGGCATTCCTGATAATATCACTATATACCACGAGATATGGATAAGAGAGTTTTTTAGGTAAATTAGTGGCGAGGAGTATATCACTCTCTGCATTGGTCCTTGCTTGTTTAAAAACAGGAGTGCCTATACTGGCAGACGGCACGACTATATCAGTGGTGCTCCCAGACGAACTCCTGAGGACTGCTGACATCTGCGCCAGAGCGATCTGCTCGGCAGATGATATATAAGCATTAGTCGTTAATGGTTTTGCCATATTAACATATTTATCATAAATAGATAATCGATCATCACTCCCTAAATATTTATTATAATTACCTCTATTGAATTCATTTTGAGGTTGTCCATAATAAGGTAATAATTGTTCGAGTTCGAATCCTAATTTATCTAATAAACATCCTTTATAATATATAGAATTGTAATAACCTAAATAAACCGCCTCCTCTCTGTTTATTGTTTCTCCTTTATTTGTCATCACTGCGAGTCTATTAATACCTACTCCAGATTGTGCGCTTATAACAGGTTGAGGGAATGCGACCGCTATTTGATCTTTATAAGCGACAGGACCTCCTACTCCTGCGGTGCCGAAGTGCGCCTCTTGTTCGTTAATTGTCATAACATCTTGCTGCGGTGTTTCATTAGTTGGTTCCGTAGGATTTTGATAAGGTCCGTTCCCAGTTTTAGTTGGAGTATGAAGTTGTGATATTGTGAATTTACTAAAACCATCATCGAACTTAATTAAAGAGTCAGCAGACCCAGCGAAGCAGAATGGCATGTATGCTTCTGGTCTTGTTTGATCTGGTTGTGAAGCATCTGGTTGAGGATATAATCCTATTGATTTTTTTTGGGTTGTTGCGATTATAGCGCACTGTGTATTATATAATGATGGATCGTGCCAGCAGAATTCACCTTGAATTGGGAGAGGATAATTAATGCGGGGGTCCTCATTTTCTTTAAATATAAAACCGACGAATGGCACATCGAACGCATTAGTCCCTGCATTGGCAGTTGCCGTTGGTCCATCTTTATAAAAGACTGGGACGATCCCTATATTATGATTATTTAACTGAGGGATCTGTGCCCAGTATTCTTTTAATTTTTCTAAATCCCCTGTCGGGTGAGCAGTCATAAATAAAGAGTCAGGATTATGAGGAAAAAGATTACCTGCGCCAGGTAAATTATTCGCCATCGCTACTTCTGCCGTATAAACATTATTTAGTGGTTGATAGGTAAATATTTTATGAGCGTGTTGGTTTCCGTTATTGTTGCCGTACATTGTTGGTCTGTTGGTATGTTGAGTTCCCGTGTCATCTGTCACTGTATTATTAAAATAACAGTCATTCGCTCCGTTCCCGATTCTATCCGCTGGTTCATGACCGTTAAAAAAAGCGTAGGGAGCGAGTTGGAATATCTCACGATGTAGGGAATCTGTCATTTTATCATCAATCATTCCAAAATAAAATGGTGCCGTTATATTCCTCCTAACAGTCTCGCTGTTTAAATCTTGTGCTCCTGCTTCTGGTCCTACATCTTGATTATCTCTAAAATATGGTAAAACTGTTGAGACATTATTACCCCAGAAGACATTAGTGGATATTATATTGCCTGAACTGAGATCGAGGCACGCTGCCTGAGGATTAGTTGTCGGTCCGCCAGCGCCTAATATGGTGTATGTTATAGATCCTTGCTTCTCTGGTAGTTTGTCTAGGAGGATCGGTCTATTACCGAAGTTCCCGACTTCATAAGTAATCTCCCCTCCTGGTTTATCTCTCTTGACAGTAAATATTGGACCGCCTGCAGGTATTCCTCCCGAATGACAGAAATACTGATCATATTGTCCGCCGCTTAAATCAGTCGAAGAATTAGCAGGTTGAGATTGGATTAGACAAAATGAATTAGTCATCCCACGATAATAATACGGGCGGGTAGTCATTAAATATTTATAAAATTCGAAGCGACCTTCATAAGGTCTAAAACCAGTGCCTTGATTTACAAAATTGCCTCCTGATTTTTCACCCTGGAATGCTGAGTGCCATTGTCCTAACTCTCGTGAATAAAATAATCTTCCAGTCGAGGTCGGGAATGTTTTATATGTCACATCAGTTATAGCAGGTAGAACTTGTCCTGTGATAATTCCGTTTGAATCGATCCCGAATGTTTTTGGTGGAACGGTGCTATTTTCCCATTGACTCGCTGGACCTTCTCGTGCATGGAGTTGCGATGTTAGAGTCTCGGCGACAGAAGAAGGAGTGCTGAATCCCTCAGGAACATTTACTCTAACACTGTCTGTATAAAAATCCCAGAAATTATCCTGAACATCTGTTCTAAAATCCTGACCTTCATAATAGGGACCCCTGAATCCAGCGTGCCCTATATACATTCTTTTATTGCTTGGATTATAAAGAGGGATAGGTGGTTTCTGGAATGATGGACTTAGAGATGCTGGTGCGATCGTATAAGTCCTTGGTATTTTCGTCACATCCGTTGAGAACCCTTCTAGACATTGATAGGGGTATCCTGCCTCCCATGCAGCGAATGCTGCCAGTTGTTGGTTTCCTGTTTGAGGATCAGGTACTCCATAACTATTACATGCTGGACCTCCATAATCGAATGAATTAACAAAATAATTTATATTCGTTCCTAATTTTGGATAATTAAAATTAAACTGGTATCGATTAGTTATATAATAATTAAACTCTATCTCCATAGCACGATCATCGAGAGTATCTCTCCCGACATATTTAGTCCCAGAATCACCTGTGAATTCCATAACCTCGTCGCCCCCACCGATCGAGTTAATCATAGATGCTTCCAGATTAATTGAGTCTCCCACATTTACTTGGAGACCATCAGGAATATAAGTCTGCCATTTAGAATTAGATTGATTCCCATATTTAGCATCACTATCAGTGCCCACATATGTTTCTGCCTCCTGGTATTGTGAATATGCTATATTCCTATTTGATTCAATTATCGTCGTTCTTGATGTCATCTTTTATAATAGGATTAGATTATATTATTATTAAATATAATCTATAACTATAAATAAACCTTAAAAAAACTAAATACATTCACGCTTCGTCTCTTCATTTATCTTAATATAGACATGCGCTCTGTTAAACTGGCAGTGAGAGGTTCTCTCGGTTTCCCAGTTTCCTTCGATCGTCTGTCTCTCGTTTCCATGATGATGGATCGTAGGCAGGCGATTTTTAATTATTCTTCCTCCTTTTGTTTTATTAGTATCATATGTATAATGATTTGATGTGGATGTAAAACAAAAGGGACATGTATAAAAAATCTTGCGGGGAGTGATTTTATCTGCTACAACATTAATTTTATTCATTTTATTATATAAAACTATTAAACATTATATTTTTAAATATTAAACATTTTAAATATTTAAATACTTAATTTAAGAATCCTCATCTGGGTCATATTCTCCTGCGTCTTTCCCATGATAAATTAACTCATTAAAATTGCGATATGCTTTTGTGGGGTTGCTCTGCAGATCCAGATATAAAAAATTATATCTTTGATTAGTTGCTTTTTTATAGAGTTGTTTAAAATTATCCACTCCATCATAAATCGCTCCATATTCTTCTGCCATTTTTTCGATCTCGAAGTCGCTTGGATTAGGACCACCTATAAGAGCGAATGTCGCATTCTGTCTTAAAATTGGTGGAAGACCTCGAAATAACTGACTGGCGAATAAAAGGAGTCCAATTGAATAATGCCTGAATCTGGATGCCAGATAATTGATTTTAGACTTGCTTTTAATGCCTAAAAAGTCATCTAAAATAATAGCGATGAATGGTTGTTTATCCTTGGGGAATGATTTTTGATATGTTATAATATTATCGATAATATCATCACTATATTCATCGAATACTGTTTCTGGGAATGCTTCTTTTAAAAATCTCGATGTTTGATCGTTATGAATAGTATTTGATATAATATAAACAATATCGAACTGATCTCGATAAAAACTGGGTGATAATAATAAATTAGATATTATTGTGCTTTTACCTGTTTTAACAGGAGAGATCATAATACCCATCTGTCCTGTTGCTATATTAGGAAGGTTAGGGTGTATAGGTTTTTTGAGTTTCTTTTCGTGTCCCGATGGTTTTATCGGCAGTATAGTTAAGTCATTATCTGTCATTTTATATATACAGATATTTTTTTTATTATAGATAATTCTATAATCTATTTTTTTAACTTTAATTTAAATCGCTTTAAGTAGTCTAAAATTGACGCTTTTAAAGTCTTTTTATTCCATAATATCCACCTACTTAAAGCGCCTGCAGTCATTGGATCATTCCAATTTTCTCTCGCTTTATGTCTAATTAAATAATTATCTTTGCGTTTATCTTCTCCATGCTGCGTATAATCACTGGCGCCTGCTTGACCGAACGGTACCGTTTTAACTTTCTTGCCATCTTTATAAAAAATCGCTTTCATCTTCTTTTTACCCTTATTAAGAGTTATTAACTGAACCTCCATTTTATAATTAGTATATATTTTAATTTTGAGATAATTAAAATAGATATTATCCATTTTCTATATTTTAAGAATAATAATGGACAGAAGTGGCATTAACATATATAGAGATGTAGATGCCACTTTTGTCCAGTTGGATGCTCTTAACCACTTTATTAAATAAAACTCTCACCACCTAAAAATATCTTCATAAGGATTTGCTGGCGCTGCTGGTTTTATGGTCTCAGGGATTTTTTGAGGTTGAGTTGGTTGAGGTTTGCGCTGAGGTTTAGGTGCTGCAGGAGGTGCCTGTTTTTTGACTCGCTCCAATTCATATGAGTGTCTCATCTGTTGGTATTTTTCCATGTGTCCCATAAAATTAATAAATGACATCTGCTCCTCTTTTTGTTTTCGTTTAGCGATCTCCTCTTCGCTTGGCACATTTAATCTCTCTTTAAAATCTTGTGAGAGTTCTTCTTTTTCTGGTTGCTGTTGCTTTTTCCTCTGTCTAGTCTTTTTCACTTCTGTCTCCACTCGTTCTTTAACTTCTTTTTTAAGTCTCATTTTTTCTTTCTTTGCCTCTAATGCTTTCACTCTTATCTTTTCGAGATGCGCTCTCTGCTTCTCACTTAATTCCTTTTTTTTAGGTTTTTTAGGTTCCTCCTCCACTTCTGTCTCCTCTTTTAAATCCTCAGGTATCTCGATCTCTTCTCTCTTAACCACCTTGCGTTTAATATTTTTATTAGTTGGTCTCTTGGCATCTCCATTAGTTGGTTTATCCATAAATATATTTTCGGGTTCGGTGTTTGGTAGTATATCAGTGGTGAGATCTTCCACGACGATTGCTACATTATCCTCTCCATCACTGGCGAGATTATCCAGGTCTGCTTGAATATCGAGTTGCGGTAATTTATCCATATTTTATATATACAGATATTTTTTTTTAAAATAGAAAATAAATAAATCTATAATATTTTTATAGATTTATCTATAAAGTTCTAAAAATATAAATAAAAAGTCTATAATATCTATTTATTATCACTTAATCATTTTATTAAATAATTAAGTTAATCTAATTTTTTGACATAATCCATAATGTCTTGATCCTGACTCGCTGCAGACCATGTCGTGCCTTGGTCGGTTTCTGTCTCGTCTTTAACTTCTTCCTCGGTTTGAGTCTCTTGATCTTTTAAGCATTCGCTCTCACAGGAGCAGCAGTCGCTTCGGCATCTAAAAGTTATTGCCTGTAATAGTTTAACAATTGCTATTAATAGTCTTTTCCACCATGCCATATTTTATAATAACTATATATTTTATTTTATTTAGATTAGAGGCAGTCCTTCTGTCATTGTTGATATAGCGGCATCTTGGCGGTTGCTTATCATCATGCCGAGACGATCCATCGCTTTATTCATAACCTTCTGCTGTCTAGACTCTTCTGTCTCTCCTATCTTTAAACAGAGTTCAGTTGGGTTCAGTAAATCATCAGCGAGTTTTCCGTCTGGTTGTCTAAGTCGTGCAGAGAGTTGATAA